CTGACCAATGCATTATAAACGGAGTGGCTGAGATTAGCCAATCCGTACCAACAGGAGCGACAAACGGAAGACCGCTGTGGCTTGGAACGTCAGGTTCATTTATAGCATCTGCACCAACAGCTACAGACTCATACGCTCGCGTAGTAGGTCACTATATTGGATCTGTTTCAGGAGGTTTTTTAGTTTACTTCAATCCAAGTAATGACTGGATTCAAATCGATTAATTATGGGAGAAATTTCAGGAGTTTCAACAGCAGACATAGATAACGTAGACGGTTTCTACACCACGCAAACAGGTGGCGGTGGAGGCGGTACAGGCCCATCCGAAAACGCCATTGCAGCAGGGGCGCAATTGTTTGGTAGTTCAAATTACTGGATGCGTAGCGATATACCCGCAACGTTTGCTCGCAGTGAAGCCTTCACGACTGTGACTTTTAGTAAAATTGAATGCAACAGGCTGTACACGCAGGTCATGGCCATAACGTCCAGCGGCCAACTGTGGTATAATTGCGAGTCTAACACTTATTTGGGTTCGTCTTTTACAGCAGATAAAACATGGAGGCAGTACGGGTCAGATACTGATTGGACAGATATAAGCGGAGGCTATGGAGTTTGGGGAGCGATTAAAGCAGGTGACTATTTATTTATGGGTCAGGGAGGTTACAGGCAGCGTGGAGATGGTTCTACAGGTGCTAAAAATGGATGGTATACAGCTAATACTTCACAGACATGGTCTAAGGTATACATGAGCTATAGATCTACTTGGCTAATCAGCGCGAGCGGAGAGGCGTACAGCACTGGATACGGATACGACTACATGACTGGACAAGGAACTACTTCTACAATTTCTACGTTTGCCAGAGAAAAAAACAATTTGACTAACATAGTTGAGGTAACAGGAGGCTACCGATGCTCGTGGCTTCGAGATAGTTCTGGCAACACTTACTTCTCAGGCAATAATGCACAGCGAGTTGCAGGCCCAAAAATTAGTTCAGGCAGTGATCAAAACGGGCCATTATCCGCAAGCACTACTGCTGACAATTACAACTGCGCTAAATTGGGTTCGTATTCGTATCACGGAGGCTGTCATATTGATAGCGATGGCTACCTTAGATTTTCAGGAGAGGCAAGCAGTTATATGCGACCTGATAATTCAACCACAGACAAGAAAAACACTAATGGCGGGTATCAATTGACTTCAATGGGGACGGGATGGACGGACTATCGTGGGCAGGACAAAAATGGTAGTTCTGGTGAACACAATGCTGTAGCATTAAAAAACGGAGCGATGTGGAACGGTGGCGAAGACTCGGCAGAATTTAAAGGTAACGTAGATCCAGACGGCAATGCCAGCGATTCCCGACATTGGGTCGAAATTACCTCATCAGGAACAAACTGCGTTTGCCAAAGGGCAGCCGTACTAGCAAAAGGATAATGCAGAAATCAAACAATTACCGAGCAGAAGTGTTCGAAGACACAGACTTTTTTGAAGGTTGGAAAGACCCCGTAACGCCACACGTTGACTATATGTTCGACCAAGAATCGTTGGCTGAATGCGAAGAAGTTAATGGTCAGTATTTTGCCACCTACAAAACGTGGGTCGTTGAACAAGAAAGAACCGTGCAAATCGTAACAGCAACGGGTACAGAAACCTTAACAATACCAGTTGGTGAATACGGTAAATTATAGTGAAAATGGACAGCACAGCGATAGGCATGGTAGTGGAGTTCATTGTCCTTTTAGGCGGTGGAGTAAGCGCATGGATAAAAATAAACAATGATGTGACGGTGTTAAAGTCGCGTATTATTAATTTGGAAAAGAAAGAAAGCGCTACAGACAAGAAGCTGGACGCACTCATGGAAGCGATCCAAGAGATTAAAATAATTTTAGCAAAGAAAGGAATATGAACTTCATTATAGAAAACTGGGCAGAGCTGGCATTATCGGTCATCCTGCTATTGGACACGATTGTTTCATTAACACCAACCAAGAAAGATGATCAGTACCTCGGATATATTAAAGCGATCTTCAACGCGTTCAACAAAAAAGAAGAAGGCGAAAAACCCAATACCTGAGCAGTATATCAGGCACACAATGGAGAAGGTTATAATTCACCACACGGCAACAACCCGTGAGGCGCGTTATGATCTGGAATGGTGTCGTAAGTTGCATCTGTCAAATGGATGGCGTGATATAGGTTACCATATCTACATTGAGCATGACGGCACAATTAAGATGGGTCGTCCGTTAGAACTATGTGGCGCACATACAAAAGGTCACAACAAACACGGCATTGGCATTTGCTATGTGGGAGGCTACGAGGATTATGAGAAAGATCCGGTATGCACAATCACAAACAAACAAATAGAAGCCATTAACTTGTGTGTGTATCATCTTCGGAAGATGACAGGTAAAGAACTACCGATCCACGCCCATCGTGAATTTAAGGCTACGTTCTGTCCAGGGTTCGATATAAAGGACATGGATTTTGACTGAGTACGATATTCAACGAACGTTTGTTGAAAACATAGAGAGGTTAAATCCAGATCTGCTGCTTTGTGCAACTGTGGGTGGCGCTCGCATGAGCATCAACCAAGCGAAGAAAATTAAAAGGCAGGGTTATCGCAAAGGCATTCCTGACCTTATCATCTATGAGCCACGAGGCGGTTACTATGGTCTCTTTATTGAGATCAAAAAAAAAGGAGGCCGCCCAAGTCCACATCAAAAGAAGTGGGTAGACGACCTCCAATCAAGGGGCTATCGTGCGGTTGTATGCAAAGGATTAGACCAGTGCATAGATGAGTTCAACCATTATTTCAACCTTGATAAAGGTGTTAAACCGATTTACTTAGAGTAACGGATACACCTTGTCCCAACACGTTAGCCCACCTTGCCAAGGTCGTTACCTTGGGCATTTGCGCTCCCCTTTCATACTTTGAAATTGCAGCCTTCGGAATATCCGATAGTTCTGCAACGCTCTCCAAAGATAGTTTATTGTCTTGTCTGATCTTCCTCAAAGATATGCAGACATCCATAACGTCCAAAATAGTTTGTTGTTCCATTCGACAAATATAGTCTAAAATAACTATTCGTCAAAAAGAACATTTATTGGTGTGTGTCCTCCGATGACTACACCGCATCCTAAAGCCTGCTTTTTGTAGTTCTTAGCAAATGCTTGTGAATAACTGGTGCGGTCGATCCCACAGCCGATCTGCATACCGAAAATTCTTGTGTTATTGCCGCTGTAATGCTCGCAATACGCTTGGGTATGTATATGACCTTGAACTGTGCTTTGCATATCATTCTTGGCTTTGGTACGCGCAGTGCCAGCTTCTCCATGCACGTATTGCACTCCATCAATTACAACGCGCTCAACCCACGTCCATGTCGTGCCTAAAACCTCATTGTAGTCTTTGATCCATTCTCTTGGCACAGATGAACTGAATGCTTTACGGGCGATGAGCCGATCATGATTTCCAATAGTCACTGTCGCGTCAGGCCACTTTTCTGTCCACTTTTTTAGATGCTTTATAGCTTGCGCCAGCTCATAGCCTCCTCCCATGCCATTGCTATCGGTCTCATGGTAGCTGCTATAATGATTGTCGATACAGTCTCCTATCATAACTACGCGATTGCAGTTAAAGCGCTCGTAAGTATCTACACAAAATTGAAAATAGCCCTTATGCTCAAATGGACAATGGATGTCTCCCACGACAAGTACCCTGGTCTCTTTCTTACGTAAATAGTCCAGGGCTTTCTTTTCTTGCAGGTTCAGCCTTGGTCGTATGTCTTTCACTTGGTCTCGTTAAAACTCAAACACAACGGGATGATGCTGATAGCGCATAGAGCAATTGACATCCATGTCATTCCGTTTGCAACAATATCATTGCAAGCCGTCATAGCAAGTAAGCCTCCTATGGTACGCTTGGCGCTCCATCGCTTGCTGTCTCCCTTTGTCTTAAAGACTTCAGTGAGATCAACACCCTTTAGTATATTGAGCAGTTTAGGGTTCATCTAAATCGCAAATCATTCTTATGAAATCCGAAAGGTCTTTCTGCCTTGGTGCGTAATCGTAACGCACGTCAAGCTTGTTCATAGTGAAGGTAGAAACTAACTCACTGTACCTTGTCCATTCCAGATCCGAAGATAAGATTTCAACTTCGAATTGTTCATGAACTTTGTCGTCATACCTGCAATCTTCCAAGAGCTGGAGCAGGTAAGACACCTGTGAGTAGCCAACCTCAGACTCTGCTGTTGTCTCTACTTCTACGAAATATTCATCAAGCCAATCACTCATTTTGAACTTCTTCATCAGACGAAAACACACCTTGCTGATACAGACCTACGATCTTCAATACTGCTCTCGCTAAGGCTCTTTTCTCCGCAGTCATAACGTAATAGTTGTTCTTGCAATTCTCAGGCCCAGCCTCGCCATATGTTTGCACCATTACAGGCTCATGACCATCATAAAGAGTGCTATGATCGCCTTTGTAGGCAGTAGCTTTAATTACAACGAAGTCACGATCTAGCCGGACTTCATCAAACTTGACAGTGATTTGTTCCTGCGCTTGAATTTTCTCTATGCCGCTACGATTAATAATTACAAAATGCTTATGAAAGAAGAAGTCTCCTTTCTGCAACGAGTACGTATCTGTTATTAGGCGCATCTTCGCCTTCTCGTCATCTGTCAGTGCTTTCATGCTCCTTGTTTTGATCCAGGTTTTTTGTATCCCAATGTGTTGCCGCGTGACTGCGACACTAAATTATCGTATTGCTTAATACGACGAGCCAATCTCTGCTTGACTTTCTTAGGTTTAACGTATCCTCTACTTGCCATTAGTTCTCTTGATTTATGATTTCGTAATATGCTTTAACTGCCGCTACTGATGCCTCAATAAATACTTGATCCATAAGGTACAGATTTAAAAGTATCACTGAGTATTGGTCAATTGTGCCATTGGCTAACACCGTAAACATATTGTCTTTGGCATCCAACTTCCCATCCCACCCCTCTTCTAACAATTCTTTATCGTCAGGTTTTTTTTTTACACGCACGTACACATAGGCTTGCTCGCTGTCATTCCTGCACTCCTCAAGCAAGATTTCTATGTTGTCATCTAACAAGTCCGCTTCTTCGTCAAAAAAGTCGTCATCCATTATTTCATCATTTGATCAATTGATCTTTTCAAATTACGGATTTCTTTTGCTTGTTCAGCACACTTGGTTTGCAAACTTCTATTCTCAATTTGCAAGTCCAATGTAACTCGACGCTCGGCAACGTAAGCGTGTTGTTTTGCGCCCAGCTCATCTTCTAAGTAAAAGGATTGCATACACATATCCAACATGGAGTCACTACAATTCTTAACTATATCCATTACAGCAACAGGTAAGTCATCGCGATACTCAAGTTGTGCTTGTAAAGCATTAGCATTCCCAAACACACTAATTCGTAATGCAGATCGAGTCAGGTAATCCATCTCATTGTTGGTGAACTTTACTAAAGGCTTCATTTGTTTGTTGATTTTGGTATGTTATTTTTCTCAAACTCTACTATAGTCTGAAATATGTTAAAAGCGATCTGCGGTACGATTGCATTGCCGTAGGCTTTCACTCCTTCTTTGCGCCATTTTGAAAAGGTGATTTTATCCAACCCTTCGGAAAGCCCATCATCTCCTCCACAAATTGGGGGTTCAGTTGGGAATCCTTCGAGTGATATGGTTTGTCTTGATGTTGATAGACATTCCTTAACAGACCCTTGCGAGCCTTGTTGTTGCCGATACTTGTCGGAGGATATGCTCCCTTCCAGTCTGTTGCTGTCGGAGTTGGTAGCATCCCGTTTGCTGCCATTTGTTTTAATGGTACTTGCAGACTGCTGCCGTGTTTTTCCTGCGCTCTCTTCCACGCTTCCGGACTGCGTGGGGTGTTCCAATCGAAAGCGTTTGGGGTCGGCAACATCGCCATTACCCTCCCTAAATTTAGTGAATGACTGTCCTTCCCGTCCTTCGTTTTGCGCCTTCCACTTGCTGTTATTTCGCAAGGAGTTGTTGGCTCTTGCGTTGTCGGAGTGGGCAATAATCCAACATCTGTCTCTGCGGTGATTGCACCCGACGGCACAAGCCGGAATAACAAACGATTGGACGGAGTACCCAAGATTTTCCAGATCAGAACAACACGATTCGAAGACCATGCCGTTCGACCAAGAAGTAAACCCGAAAACATTCTCTCCCACGACCCAGGTCGGATTAGACTCTCTGACAATTCTAAGCATCTGTGGCCACAAATGGCGCGGGTCATCTGACCCTTCTTGCTTACCTGCGACTGAGAAGGGTTGACATGGGAATCCTCCGCTGAGGATGTCAATTCGTCCATTATACTCAGTTGCGTCAAAGTCGTGGATGTCTTCATATTGTTTTGCATTTGGGAAATGATGTTTTAGCACTTGACGTGGAAACTCTTCCCACTCACAGTTAAAAATGTTCTCAAAACCTGACCATTCTGCTGCCAAGTCGAAGCCACCAATACCGCTAAATAATGATCCGTGTGTCATTGTATCAATCGATTACTTGTACGACACAAAAACAACTTAGCTAATCCGAGTTGACCTGTACCTTTGGGTTTAGTCTTCTGATTAATTACCCAAGTCTCGCCATCGCGTATTGGGTCTTCACCTTCCTTTAAGACTTCACCAACAGGTGGGCGAAAAACAAGCAGCATCGTAAATGCACGACGATACCATGCCTGACCACCTGCCCATTCTTGTGGCAAAGCTGGTTTCTGATAACGCTTGCCACTTGTCGTTGTTGTATCTGCGTGTAGCTTGGCAATGTGATTAATCACAATGTCAATGCGATTATGCTTGCGGCTGTGCTGCCTGACTTTTTTCAACTCGTTTGTCAGCCATACATCCTCACGCCCACCGCTGTCCTTTAAATTACGAGCGACATCGTTCCACGGATCTAGCACTGTTGTGTCATATTCCTTATTTTGACAGGTAGCATAGAACTGATCGGGAGTAAACTCCATGTCCTGCTCGTCAGGGTCGTAGAAATCAAAATGCTTACCAACCCATTCAACCGCTACTGCAAATTCCTCATCACTAATGCAGTCCTGTTCTTGACCTTGATAGTTGTTGCGTCGAGCTGGATGACCGCAGTGTATCTCAATGAGGTCGATGGCAAGTTCTTCACTACCGCCTTCTTCACCCATATAAACAAAATGCTTCCAATCGTAACGCTCACTCCACTCTACAAGCAACCACTTTACAAAAAGCGATTTACCATGATGCGGAGCGCCAGCAATGAACAAGGGATACCCTTTGCGCGGAGTGTATAGGTTGTCCAACTCCGGCAGTCCGACATGACATGGTGTTTCTCTGACTTCGTTACGCAATTCATAGAGCCTTGGTTTTAATTCGTGTATACCTTTTACTACCATCAGACTCCGGTAAATTCATCGTTCATACTTACCTGCCTTCCAATATTAGGCTTAATCATCGCTAAGTTGCGATATTCCATAAATTTTTTTCCAAACAAAGTGGCAGGACGTAGGTGCGTCTTTAACATTGGTTGGTCTCTCCATGCTTTACTGCGGTCCTGGACTACCTCAACAAACACATCAGGTGTTGTATAGCCTTGCTCGTACCAATATTGCACAAAGTCTCGGACATCGCTGGTTTTGTAATGAGTGCCTAAGCAATCATTCATACCATGAGTTATAGTATGTACGAACTGATCAAAATTATCGTGTAAAGGTTCGCAGAAGAGAAGGGGCAGCAATTGCCGCCCCCCTTGGTCTACCAAAAACCGAACAAGTTGTTGTCCAAACTCGTCAGTCAAATCTAGATCACGAACCACTTGCTGCATATTCTGACCAAAGTGAATTTTCACCAAAGCCTTAATAATTTTGCACTCCTCAAATGGAAGGTCATTTAGTCTGTCTAAGTCGATCCTGATAATTTTACTCATTGTCTAAAAAGGTAAATCGTCGCCATCCATTGGCGCTGCATCATTATTATTATTTTTCGGTGCTGCTTCTTTGCTGCCACCTTCCGCATTCATCATATCCCAATCCTTACCATGACCTAAGATTTCGCCTTCGATGCCCTTATCGCGTTCCTCTTTGGTCGTTTTGCGTACAATCATGTGAGTGTTGTACTGCTTGTTCTTTAGTTCAACTAAGACAGCATCAAAATAGATGGCACCGTCTTTTCCTTGCACAAAGTACTTCTGCATTTTTCGCAGTTCATGCACTTTTAGATTCAATGAGACTTTTTTACTCATGACTTATGAAATTAAAGTTGTGGCGTTTATAGCATTGTACCACAACGAGGTTAAATGTTTGTGCTTTATGGTCATTGTAGGATAATAAGTTATCCCACCGTTTTACTGCGCTAATGGCAGTGGCATGGTCGCGACCAAATATGCGACCAATTTCAGTAAAAGTTTTTTTTTCCTTGTAGCGTAGCAAGTGACATATCGCGTGACGTACAAAGGCAACGTCCTGCATCCGACTTCTGCCTTTTAGGTCGTCTAGATCAAAAGGAAACTTCTCGCAACATTCGCTCAGAAAGTTATCTAAGTGCATTTGCCCTGCTGTTATGCCAAGTCCAGGATAGACATATGGACTAACGGCTCTTCTATTTTGCATTTTGCAGTACTCGTAAGCTGGAAGCGCCTTGTCTACACAATCCAATGTCTAACAGGAATCCGTAGTGGATCAAAATTTCCATCGCACGATGCATTTGTTGGTTCGTCAGTTCAGGGTAACGATGGCGTAATTTGCCATGTACCATTTCCTGAGTAAACAAAGCTTTGCCGTACTCCTTGCATTCATCCTCAACAGCATAAAGCAAGTTCATTCCTTCATCCACATTTGCGGAGAAGCGAGATTGGTAGGGTGTCAAAACCCACCTCCATTTGGAGAGATATCTTTTTATCATTTTTAAAAGTTCTTGGTAGAGCCTGCAATGTCAGAAATAACTACGCAGGTATTTCAACGATTTTTTTTTTTTTATTCACAATGCTTGTGTGTACAGTGTAATTACCATAGGTTCTATATAGGTAGTACCCTATAATACCTAAATACACACATAAGTACAGCTATTATATCAGTAGGGAAAGTCAATTCTCATGTCATGTCGCATATCAGGATCTGGACAGCCGCTTTGCTTACCCGTGCCACGGCAATCACGGCAGTCATAGTATTCGGGATACTCATGACCATAAGGGCCAACCTCACCCGTGCCTTGACAATTCTCGCAGTCTTCATCCACTTCTTCCTCCTCTATAAAATCATCTTCTGTTTGTGAATTGACAATTGATTTTGGAACACTATGGTGCTGCATTTTGTAACCTTTCGTTTCCGTCAGATAGTTTATGTAAGTTCGGAGATGCTCTCTATTTTCAAAGATTCGTGTTTGCTCCCATGTTTCAAGTCGATCCGTGACCCAAGTTATTGTCACTCTGATTTTCATGTTTATTGCCATCTTTATTAATCATTATTTTTTGAGACTTTCTTTGTGCGTGGCGTATGCGCGTTTTCCATTAAGGTACACAAAAAAAGCGCCACCAGGGCGCTCCTTTCATGATCTAGCAAGCTGGGCTATCGAGCAAAATTATCGTTATAGGCTTTGTTCATTTCTATCGGTGCGCAATGACCACCCCAATACTCAAATTGCTCTACAAAATCCTTCATGGATCTAGTGCGTTTGTTTCCATACGCAACTCGGTACGCATTAAATTCCTTCCTGCAAATCTTCATAGCTTCCTCTTTGCTATCTGATATTACTGCAATACCATATCCAAAAACTGCGGGCATATATGCCATCCATAATTTGTTCTTCATGATTCAAATTGGCTTGCTCGTGATGTAACTTCTTCCTCTGTTACTTTGCAGTCGATTGTATCTTGCAAGCCCTCATTCCAAGCGCTGAGATAAATGGCATCATCGTTTAAGTCTATCGTCGGATGGAAGCCTTGTTCTACCATGACGTAGTAAGCCTTAATCAAATCAATATTCCAAATGTCCTGCTCACACCATTCAGTGTAATACAACTGCTCACAATCAAACGCGTGTTCGAGCAAATCACTGTCAGATAATTGTGCTAGATCCTCAATGCTTAAATCGCTGTGCATGACAACTTCGTCTAAACAGAAATCACGAACGTACTGCGCTGCGTGTTCTGACTTCTCAACGTAGTACGCACCGTCTCCGATGCAATATCCTTGATTGAACAAATTGCCTGTGATCTGGCATTGACGTGCGTACAAAACGCGGGTGCTTTTAGTCGTATCCATAATTTTTTTTTTTTTTTTTTTTTACTCGGAGAAACAAAGGGTGATGTGATCTGGCTCGTTACGATAGACTTCTACCGAGTGCATACCCCATGTGTACAATGGGAAATTGCAAAACGCCTCCATCATATCAGATAGTAAGTAGGGCGCATCCGTTAGACAACTATCCTCACACAAACCATGTGTATCGATAGTGTAGTAGAAACCACATCCTTCGCCTATGTCGGCACGGCTGTAATCCTTAATGTTAGGTATCCATTGCTTGAGGTGCTGTGTAACCTCATCGCTTATAGCAGAAAAATATGCAAACTGTCCCATAGTTGAAATATGTTTTGGGGTTGAACTTGAGCGCAAGGTAGTCAAAAATAACAACCACACAAATAAAAGTGATAAAAAATATTGCGATGGAATTAAAAAAACTCGCTAGATCATGCGCTCCAGCTGGATTTCCTGAGACTTGACTCGATCAAAAATTATTGCTGAAAATCTGGATTTATAACATCATTATTTTTTGAGGACTTTCTTCATCATGTATGTGCTATGATGTGCTTTAATGGTTTTATCAGAGTAACAATGAACGCGATAAATGCCTAATGGTTCGCGATAAATGCCTAAAGGACGGAGCAAAATTCGAAATTTCAAAAATCCAGGGTTTCGCAAAAAAAATCACGATCTAGTTTTTTGGGCAAAAAAAAAGCGCCCCAATTCGGAGCGCTTTCGATGCAGTCAAAAAAAAATCATTCGGGCAAATCAATCAACCCCAATTCAAGCCAATTTGCGTGAAGATGTTCGTCAAAATATTCATGGCACGCTGCTAAGGCATCTAATGCCGTTTTGAATCGATGTTCGCCCTTGCGATTGCTTACCTCATTGGCGAACCCTTCCCAATTGTGAAAATTTACGCCATAGTCTGCAAAATCCTCATTTGCTTCCTCTTCAATTAGTGCATTGGGGACGAAGATTTGAAAAAAGGACTCGCATCCATCGAATTCACCTTTCCACCTTCCTATATCGTTTAACTTATCAAAAGTTAGAGTGATGCTTCTCGTTACATCGTGCCGAAATGATGAATCTTCAACCTTTACAAAGTCACCGAAATAAGCGCCCATTTTTGCAGCGTTCAAGAGTTGAGCATGGCACGCGTTTTCATATTGTTCGCGTTGGTCATTTTCTTTCCTCTTTTTTTCGTCCGTTCGCCAATTTGCGATGTTCATCGCTGCCGTTTTTATTCGGTCGTGTATGCGGCTTAAATCGCTGTGCATTTTCAGAAGTTCATCCTCTTCGTGAACGTCTAAAATTTTGGCTTCCTTCAGTACGTCGTAAAGGCTCTCCATGCTTTCCCCGATGTTCAATTGGCTTTTGCTTAATGAAATGGCTATCTCTTTAATTTGGCTTAATTCCATCGCTTCTAAATCTCTTCCTAAATATTCCATTTTTCTAAGTGTTTTGTGCGCTTAATGCGCGTTTATTTTAATGTTCTTTTTTCCCTTTCCATTTAGCCCGCTGCATAATCCGCAGGCGCTGCAATTCGTTAGGTGCAATTCAGCACTTGCAGGGCATTGAACGCCCGCGCTTTCTTCGCTCTTTGGCTTTGCTATAAACGAACGCCATCCGGTAATTGATGCCGCGTCCTTATCGCTGTGCGCGGATGCCATAAAAAGCGCCTTGAATGGCTGCGCCCATATCCTGCGCGCTTGATGCGTGTAACCCGTCCAACTTTTCGAATTAAGCGCCATATTTTCAACCAAATCGAAAGGCAGCAAAGCGGGTTCGCCATACGTACCAAATCGGACGAAATTACCTGCGCACCATCGCAAAATTTGCGACCGCATCAGATCCGTGCATTCGGTCGAAATTTGCTCAACTTTTCCAATGCTTCGAAGCATCGAAAGGAAGCCGGAGAACTGCATATATTTATGCGTGTAGCATTTGCCCGCACCATTGTTCACATTGCCCGATAAAGGACAATCCAAGCAATTGCGGATGTCGAGCGCGTAAAACTCTGCGGGCGTGATTTTGCGCCCGTTGTTTGCAAGTTCTAATTGCCTCACGTCGAAAGTATACGTTTGCACAATTGGCGCGTTTCCTTCGCTGATTTTGGCGTTTGTTGTTTTCCCATATCGGACGACGAACAGAAGCCCGTCTTCAATCCATTGAATACGCTTGTTCATTTCGCATCAATTAAAGATGAAACAAAACAAACCGCGAAGAACAAAACGCCCGCGATGAGTCCGAGGATGGGAGCGGGTAAATGTGTAATAAAATCTAACATAGTACAAAGGTTTAAATGGTTGAACTGCTGCAAATATAGTCAAAAGTGACAACCAAACAAGGCGCTTCTATATATACGCGTAGAACATCGCACCGAATAAGCGCCCGAAATCAAACGCAAAAGGCAGCGAAAACGAAGCGCAATCACGGCAGGAACGAAGGAACGAAAGCGGATATTTTGCCCGCTTTGCCGTATCAATTCGCCCGCATCAATTTGCCCGCATTCATGGCGCTTTGCCCGTGGATCTAGCGACCATATCCACATTTTTTCTTGAATTCCTCGCCAAACCTGCAAACGGTTGGCGCTGAAACGTAGTAAATACGTTAAATCAGTGACCAGATCGAAGGCGCTGAAATCCAGCTGAAGACAAGGCAAACGCTCTGCATCCCGCGCCAGGCAAGGGATACGGGGTAGGGGGGCATCGAATCGTGGTCGCAAGCACATGAGACCGGCGGGTGAGGCTTCCTATAAATAAGACCACTTTTTGGCAAGGGGGGGTTCGATGTTGTAGATTTGGAAACATGAGTAGCAACCGAAAAACGATCGCACTAAAGACGTTACAAGGCTCTGAACGCCCCAATAGACGGGTAGTTCCGATGAAAACCGAACTTTTAGAGAAACCTGAACCTGTGTTTGAGTTAAGTGTTGAAGAGAGGAAGTTCTACAACGACTTGGTGAACCACTTAGACACTTATGGCTTGCTACACAAAGTAGACTCCATCGGTTTGTCTCTACTTGCCAAGAACATCGCGATCATGAAGTGGTGCGCTGACAACTTAAAAGGGCCACATGATGTAGTCCAGGTCTTTGACAATGGAACGAGCAATGTTAGCGGGATGTATACTGCTTTCACCAAGGCTCAAGCCAGCTTCCAATCACTTATGTCAAAGTGGGGGCTTAGTCCTGTGGATCGAGAGAAGATTGCAGGTATGTTGTTAGATCAAGAAGAAGACGAGTACGAGACGTACAAGAATGCCTAACATACCGAAACGTGAAAAGAAAAGACCTTGGAAGGTTGCTAAGAAATCTCGTAAGCCACAAGGCGGACGAAGACATGATCCAGATCCGCGATACCACACACAACAATGGCAGCGAACAAGGAGGCTGGTCATACAACGAGACCCTGCCTGCGTGTTGTGCTTGCAACTTGGACGCATCACAGAGACCTCCGTTGCCGACCACGTCATCCCCGTACGAATGCGGGATGGTCAGGACGATCACTTCTACGACATCGATACCATCAGAGGTCTATGTAAAAAGTGTCACGCACGAGTATCAGGACGACAAGCACACGGGAAAGCATGAATATACCATATGTCAAATATGCGGAAGACGTTTTAAATCATGATATCGTTTCGTGCCGTCAAGTCGAATCTGCTTGTCAGAGATTTGCGGACGACATAGGCGGGAACGAAAACTATTGGTTTGATCACGAAGAGGCGCAGAGATACATTGACTTCTTTCAAAAATTCCTAAAGCACAGTAAGGGTGTGTTTGCGGGTAAGAGTTTTGAGTTGCTGCCCTGGCAACAATTTGTAGTCGCTAATTTGTTTGGGTGGAAGAGTATTGAAACAGGCAACCGCAGATACAGAACCGCATACATACAGGTCGGTAGAAAAAACGGAAAGTCTACTATGCTTAGTGGCATTGCGTTGGCTATGTTAGACTTTGATCAGGAGCAGGGAAGCGAAGTCTACTTTGCAGCTACCAAACGCGATCAAGCCAGGATTTGCTTTGACGAGGCAGCGCGTATGGTCAAGAGTAGCCCATCACTAAGCAAACGCATTGGGGTTCATCGCGCCAATATGCACGTCCACAAAACCAATAGTAAGGCTGAACCGCTGAGTAGCGACAAGAATAGCCTTGATGGTTTGAATGCGCACCTTGCTGTAGTGGACGAATACCACGCACACCCTACTTCTGACGTATACAACGTCTTGAAATCGAGCATGGGTAGTCGCACACAACCACTCATGTTTACGATTACCACTGCCGGATTTAATGTAGATGGCCCATGCTACAAGCTTAGTCAGACCTGTAAGGAGGTGTTAGACTCAAAGAAGAGCGACGACAGCTTGTTTAGTATGATTTACGAGCTGGACGAAGACGATAATTGGCAAGACCCTGATGTTTGGATCAAAGCTAACCCCAGCTTAGGTCACAGCATAACGGCTGAGTATTTGCAGCAGCAGTGTCAGCAAGCCAAGAACTATGGTGGTGCGGAGGAGGTCAACTTTAAGACAAAGCACTGCAATATATGGGTGCGTAGTAGCGAAAGCTGGATTAGCGACGAGATATGGCAGAAAAATGATCTGGGAACACCAAATATTGATGCTGAAACACCATGTTATGGAGGTTTAGATCTGGCATCGGTTAGCGATTTCTGCTCGTTAGTTCTTGTTTTCCCACGTAGCGATGGCGGCTATGACACAAAAAGATTCTATTGGCTACCTGAAGAAGCCATAGAACGAAGGCTTTTTAAGGACGAAAGCACTATTTACATGGATTTGCGTCATGCAGATGAGGTGACTGTGACACCTGGGAACGTCACTGACTACGATTACATACGCAGATGCATCAGTGGATACTACGTTGAAGACGGAATGGTTAAGTGGGACGAGGACTGCATAATGAAGACGTACAATTTAAGGAGTATAGCTTTTGACCGATACAATAGTAGTCAGTTGATCATTAACCTCACACACGATAGTGTAGAGATGTCTCCGATGGGTCAAGGCTACATCAGTATGTCACCACCGATGAAAGAAACCTATCGGTTGCTGTTAGAAAACAAGCTAAATCACGAGGGAGACCCTACCTTACGGTGGATGGCAGGTAATTTAGAGGTAACTTACGATGCGGCAATGAATTGCAAACCAGATAAAAGTAAGTCTCAAGATAAAATTGATGGCATTACTGCCTTAATTTGCGCTATCGGAGAAGCTATGACGGAAGAGCAAGAGGAGTCATTTCCAGAAGATTACACAATGCGGTTTTTATGACTTGTGAAGAGAAGCTAAGGTTGGCAAAAAAACTCAGTAGCGCTGAGGGCTTTGTTGACGAGTATCAAAGCCGTTTAGCATCGCACAAAAAAAACGTAGAAGCATATTGGTCAGTTGAAGAAGACTTTTATGACTTGTTTGGCAGAAACCGATATAGCTGCTACCAATCTTTCCACACGATTCTTCGTAGAATATTGAGAAGAAATCGAACATCGTAGCATATAAAGATCAGGAAATGATCTAATATTGCCTTTATGGCTGAAAACAAGAGTTTATTGGGCAGGCTTAGAGACGCTGTATCGCCACAAAAGAGCGAGGAGCGCAATTTTGATCCTGCATTTCAGTATCCTTGGACACCGACACAATCTGGTGTGGCAATGACAAAGGACAGCGCTTTGGCTGTCAGCGCAGTATATGCCTGCATAAACAAGATATCAAGCACTATTGCAAGTCTTGATTTGCACCTTTATCGCAACGAGTCAGGTGTTAAGACCGAGGTGACCGATCATCCAGCTTACCTTCTATGCGATAGCGAGCCAAACGCTTACTATACAGCATTTCAGTTTTGGCAATTCATCGTTAGTGATGCACTGATGCATGGGCATGGCTATGCAATCATAGAGCGCGACCAAAATGGTCGTCCAAAGAGATTGCTACTAACAAGCCCAAACAGCATTAAGTCGATGGACGTGCAGGGCAGACGCGTATATGTTTATGCTGAGACCGACGAGCCATTGTACAATGAAGACGTGCTTTGTATAGAGGCGTTTCGCGGGATCAGCCCAATACAAGAGCATATTGAAAATATTGGTTTAGGTTACGCAGCCCAACAATATGGCGCAAGCTTCTTTGGTAGCGGAGGTAACATGAGTGGTGTCCTGATGACGGACAAGCAATTGAGCGAAGATCAATACCGCAGACTGAGCAGCACTTGGCAGACCAAATACCACGGCATGAATAGCAGTCACGCTACAGCCATCTTGGAAGCCGGACTAAAATACGAGCGAGTTGGCATTCCTCCAGATCAGAGTCAGTTCTTAGGAGTACGCAAGTATCAAACCGAGGAGATTTGCCGCATCTACAACGTGCCAACAAGTATGGTACAAGTGGGTGATCAAAAGTACAGCAACGTAGAGCAGCAAGACCTTTTCTTTGCCAAACACACACTACATCCTTGGTTGGTTTCTATTGAACAAGAGATGAATCGCAAGCT